AGAAACACGTAGAGGAAAAGGTAATTTCATTATCGCTTCTTCTGATGTTGCGAGTGCGTTAGCAATGTCTGGTGCTTTAGACTATGCTCCAGCTCTTTCAACAAATCTTAATGTAGATGAAGCTTCTACAACTTTTGCTGGTGTCCTTAATGGTCGCTACAAAGTGTTCGTAGATCCATATTCTGCTAACAATGCAGCGAATCAGTTGCTATTAGTAGGATACAAAGGTAGTTCAGCATTTGATGCTGGAATATTCTATTGTCCATACGTTCCATTACAATTGGTGCGTGCAGTAGATCCTTCTACATTCCAACCAAAAATAGCGTTTAAAACACGTTATGGTATGGTAGCGAATCCATTCGCAGGATTAACATCAAATACTAACTTCTACTACAGAAAAGTAGCAGTGACGAATTTAATGTAATCTAAGAAGTTGATTATATAATTTTAAAGGGGGGGATGAATTAATCTCCCCCTTTTTCATTTATACTAAATAATTATAATATGACTCTTAAAACTTCAAATAAACCATCAAACACTAACCCACTTAATCCTAACGGATTTTCTTTTTCATTTGCACGTATTCCAAATGTAAATTATTTCGTTCAGTCGATTAATATACCTGATCTTACATTAGGTGAAGTTGTTCAAGCAACTCCACTTTCAGATGCTTACATTCCAGGAGAAAAACTTGTTTATGGTGTTTGTAATTTAGAATTTATAGTAGATGAAGATATGGAAAATTATCTCGCACTATATCGTTGGATGGTCGCTCTTGGCAAACCAAGAAACTATGAACAATATTTAAATTTTCCAACTACCGACACTGAAGCTTATAAAGCAAATTTAAAAGAATTAGCAAAAAATTATTCAGATGGCACATTATTAATACTAAATAATAATAACGGAATTAGTAAAATAATCACGTTTAAANATATGTTTCCAACAGGATTGTCGTCGATGACATTCGATTCTAAAAATACTGATGTGACTTATATTACAAATAGCGTGACCCTAAGATATAGTTATTTTACAATACAGAGTCCTACCTCTTCGACAGTCNATTAANNTANATTAAANAANGACTGTTAAATGCAAAAAAATATATTCATATTATTTTTATCATTTTTGCTTACTATTGGAGCAGGGCGAAGCTTTGCTCAAGAATCATTACCAAAAAGCGATAAGTACCCAGATTCATCTTGGATTGAAGAAATACCAGTAGTTTGTAATGACTCTACAACAATTCATACTTTTTTAGAATCTAAAGGTTGGTTTATGTCAAAAACATACACTGGAAGAACTGGTGCTGAAGTTGATGGAAAACCAGTCTTTATTATAGCACATTATAAGAATGCAAAATCACCAAAATCAATTATAGAAACAATCACTGTTCCATCAGGTGAATCTTGCATAATGTATCAAGGATTTGACGAAAAAAATACTTCAAATAAAGCTTAAACCCATTTACTTACAAGCTTTTTTATAGTATAATATGAATTATGACACTTGAAGAAATACAAGAAAATTGGAAACAAGACTGTATTATAGACGATAATCATTTAGATCGAGAATCTGTTCGTACACCAGTCTTACATTCAAAATATTTAAACCTACTCATTTCATATAAACATCGTATTACATCAGCACAATCTGAATATAATAGTATGCGTGTAAAGAAATTTAGATATTATCGTGGTGAAATGACTAAGGGTGAATTAGAACTTGCTGGTTGGGAACAATGGCAAGGCATAAAGCCATTAAGAAATGAAATGGATGAATTTCTAAATGGTGACGCTGATTTAATTAAAGCCAAACTTAAAATTGAGTATCTATCGAGCATACAAGAACTTCTTGAATCTATATTACAACAGATCAAGTCACGAGATTGGATTATAAGGAATTCATTAGAGTGGAAAAAGTTCGTTAGTGGTGCTTAATGTCCGAAGATAATAAATCCCAAATTACAATTGAAAACTATACTGAAACACACGTTCGTGTATTCTCAGAAGATTTAGGTATAGAAAAAGAAATTTCCGAATATTTTACATTTTACGTTCCAGGAGCCCACTTCACACCACAATACAGAGCACGTATATGGGATGGTAAAACACGTCTTTATGATTTACTTCGTAAGACAGTTTATACTGGTTTAATTCCTTATGTTCGTAAATTCGCCTTTGAACGTGGTTATACCATATCTGAAACAGGGTTTCCAAAGTATATTGAACCTATAACAGAAGAAGAGGTTAAAACCTTTATAGATTCATTAAATATAACCTCTAAAAACGATCCAGATCTATTAGTAAGAGACTATCAATATAATGCGGTTTATTCCGCTTTAAAGCGACGAAGAGCCCTATTGTTGAGTCCAACTGCCAGTGGGAAGAGTCTAATAATGTATTCTCTATTACGTTGGTATTCAACGTTGAAAAACAATAAGAAATGCTTGATTATAGTTCCAACAACTAATCTAGTGGAACAGTTATATAAAGACTTTGATGATTATTCAACTAAAAATGGTTGGAAAGTAGATGCTCATATTCAAAAGCTTTATGCAGGATTTTCAAAAGAACTTACAAAAAATGTATTAATCACTACTTGGCAAAGTATTTACAAATTACCAAAATCATTCTTTGAGCAGTTTGATGTGGTTTTTGGAGATGAAGTTCATAAATTTAAAGCAAGAAGTCTTATTACAATAATGGAAAAATGTAATAAAATAAAATTTCGTATTGGTACAACTGGAACAATCGATAACAGTAAAATAAATAAATTAGTACTCGAAGGACTTTTTGGAATCGTAGAAAAAGTCACAACTACATCTGATTTAATCGACCAGAAAAAATTAGCAGATTTAAAAATTATTTGCTTACTCCTTTCATATGATGATATATCACGTGAAGGAAGAAAAAATAACGTTTATTCAGACGAAATAGATTGGTTGGTTTCTTGTGATAAAAGAAATAACTATATTACAAATCTTGCTATTAACTGCAAAGGGAATACTTTAATACTTTATCAATATGTGAAGAAACACGGAATCCCTTTATACGAGAAACTAAATAGATTAGAGAAGAAATATAACAAAAAAATATATTTAATCTCTGGCGATACGATTGTTTCTGATAGAGAACAAGTAAGAGATATCGCAGCAGATACAAGCAATTGTATAATAGTCGCAAGTTATGGCACTTTCAGCACAGGTGTGAATATACCGAGTATTGAAAATATTATATTAGCAAGTCCGATTAAGAGTAAGATACTTAATTTACAAAGTATTGGAAGAGGACTACGATTAAATAAGAATAAAACTACATGTAATTTGTTTGATATTGCTGATGACTTATCTTATAAGAAATGGAAAAACCATACTTATAGACATTTGTTGTCAAGAATGCAAACTTATGACGAAGAAAAGTTTAACTATTCATTAGTAGAGGTAAAATTAAATGCATCAGAAATCAGCGACACCGAGAGTAATAAAATCGAGTGAAGATTTTGTCATTGTAAGATTATCAACAGGAGAATCAATATTAGCCATTCGTTTGAAAGAGGACGAAAAAGAAATTACTATTGAATATCCATTTGCACTTAAAAATTATCCAAGAATTACAAAACAAGGTGGAATTATAGAACAAGTGACTGCAGGACCATATTGTAGTTTCGCCGAAAATAGAGTTTTTACATTCCCGAAGAAAGACGTTTTTTTCGTTAAGAAACTTCATTCTTTCGCAGTACCATTCTTTATGTCATTGTACAATCAACACGAAAGATTGGTTGCAATGGGTTCTTATGACGATTTAATGAATAGATTTATGGATAAACAAGAAATGGCTGATTTAAGACACGACGAACAATTCCCAGATACAGAATCAGAAGATTATACGAGTAATTATGATACAGAAACAGAGGAATTAACTACTGAAGAAATGGATAATATAACAGAAATTTATAATCAGATTAAGAGCAAAGATAAGAAAGTAATCCATTAATTATTATAATAGAATATTTCAAACATCCACAGGTGTTATTATAATATGAAAAATCTTGAAAGTAAAGGTGTGAAAAAAAACTCAAATCAAAACACTTTACTTACAATATATTTTAGAGTATAATTGTGATCTATTTACTCTTTAATATTTAAATCCTTTATTATGAATAAAAAAACTAAAGAACCAAAAATACATTACGTCAATAATGCTGAATTTCTTAAAGCATTAATTCAATGGAAAAAAGATTGTGTTGACGCAGAAGATAGTGGAGAAGAACATCCACCAAGAATTCCTAATTACATAGGTGAATGTATTTTAAAAATAGCAACACGTCTTTCTACACGTCCAAATTTTAATAATTATACATATCGTGATGATATGATATTAGATGGTATTGAAAATTGTATTCAATATCTTCACAACTTCGATCCTACCAAATCTAAAAATCCCTTTGCTTATTTTACTCAAATCATATATTACGCATTCTTAAGACGTATTATGAAAGAAAGAAAACAAGCTTATATTAAAACTAAAATTCTTACTTCTTTACCACCTACTTTTTTTCAAGAACTTGGTATGAGTGATGATGAAATATCAGAGTCAGAAAGAAACTTTGATAAATTTGTTAGTAAGATGAGCCAAGCAATAGAAAGCCAAAATAACTTTGATGAATGGCTAGTTAAAAAGTCTGTTGCTAGGAAAATGAAAAATAATATTGAAACGATTGATTTAGATAATGACAAAGATAGCGATTATAACTGATACACACTTTGGTGTGCGTAATGACATTAGCCACTTTTTAGAGTCTCAAAATAAGTTTTTTGATACAACGTTTTTTCCTAAAATAGATGAACTAAAGATAGATACATTACTACACTTGGGTGATATATTCGATAGACGTAAATATATCAATTACTATACATTAAAACAGAGTAAAGAATTTTTCTTCAATAAGTTAAAAGAAAGAAACATTACTATGTATGTTGTAATTGGTAATCACGACACATACTTCCGAAACACAAATGAGATTAATAGCATATCTCTACTCTTAACTGAATATCCAAATATAAAAATCCTATACGAACCACAAACAATCCAAATAAAAGAAACATTATTTTGTAATATTCCATGGATATGCGAAGACAATAAAGATAAATGTTGGGAAGAAATTAAAAATACAAAAGCAGAAGTTTGTATTGGTCATTTTGATATTCAAGGATTTGAAATGCATACTGGTGCAGCATCAAAAGATGGAATACCAAAAGATAAGTTTATGAAATTTGATTTACTTATGTCAGGTCATTTT